AACTGCAGGATGCGGGAAACACCCCCTCGTGTGGCCTCACGTTGTCCCCCCCGGTTCGAGGAAACTACGCTCTGCGTCCCCAGACGGCGAGAACGGCGGAAGGAAAAAGTGCAGCTTGACGGGTGGGTCACCGTCTTCTCACAAGCCCGGCCATCGGGGTTCCAATCGATGGGCAAAGCAGGAAAAACTCCTCGCGGAGTTGCCTCGACACTTGTGAACGCTACTTACGTGGCTAACGCCACGCCGCGACTTAAATCGCCGGATAACCGGCCCGATCGGCTCAGACAGCCGGTCGGGTGAAACACATGCAGGGTTGTCGGGGCTCGACAGCCCTAAGCCCGAAGGCATTCGGGCAGGCTGCCGAGCAAGGAGTCACTGTCCATGCTCGCAGGCCACATCTTCAGTGACGTGGCCTCGCTCTCGCTGACTGCGTACCCGAGCCTGTTGAGTAGCTCGAGTCCGTCGTCCTGAACACAGTCGCGGACTTCCTCCACGAGCTCACAATAAGAAAGACCTTCGTCTGACTTGTGGCCGCGGAGCTGCATCTCCGTCTCATGGTCGACGTTGTCCGGCAGGCCCGCCTGGGCAGCCCACATGTCGGACAGTTTCAAATAATGCTGGCAGAGCATACCACATTTTCGGTTGGCTTGGGCTCTGGCAAGCATTGCATCCCGGCCCACAGTGGCGCGGCCGAGATCACTGTCGATTGCGACACGTGACGTGCTTACCCCTGAGGTGCGCATGCCACGAACAGGATCCGGTAAGTGATCCCCTGTCAAACCATGGTCGTCGACGCCGAATATATAGCCTGTAAACTCGGCAGTCCCCTTGCCGAACACAAGCTTCATTTCGAAGCCGCAGCGTGTCCAAAACGCTTTGATCTCCGCGATCAGCGTAGCCGGCAACTCATCCGTGCCGACTATCGAATCATCCCCCTCAAAGTAGGCATGAAACCAGCGCTGTTTCCCTTCTAAATCGACGCCGTTCAGGCACTTCGGATTAGAGAAACAGGCGGGGTCCTTAAAGACCGAAGAGTGCCAAAGGATGAAGTTCACAAGCCAATTGAGGATGCTTGTGCCCCTATGGCCTGAACGCCGAATGGCATCTATCTTAGGACGAAACTTGGCGCGTTTCGTTTTCATGAAGAGTTTGAGAGTTTTGGCCTTTCCTGCCTTCTCGTGCTCCGCCAACCACGCGGCTGGTATGATGCACGTCTCCATGAGCCTCGCAGTCACCCGTTCCACGATTGGATTCTCCGTAATCCCGCGAACGTCCGCGCTGCACCTGGCATCCCAAGCGGTTCCATCCCCCTCTACGATGGCCGTTTTCTTCTTCTTCGGTCTACGCAAGGCATCGACCACATCTTGCATCGCTGCTTCTTTGCTGCGGTGCTTGATCGATTTATCTTCGAAGTGATCGAACACGATGTCCTCGATGCACTTTACGGTCAACAGAGCCATGAGCTGGCCGGAATCTCCGTCGGCTATGAGCACCCGAGGCGCCTTGCCTCTAGGCATGCTCTCCGCCTTGATGGATCCGGAAAACTTGAACTCTGGAGCGACGTCAACCAATAGGTTGCCAACCGACGTTTCAAATCGGGTGGCCGTCCATTTGGCGGACTTACAATCGAAGAGCTCCGGGTGCTCCGAACACCACGTGTCAATGTTCTTGTCAGAGAACAGACCCGCGGATTGGAACTTACCCTTCTTGTGACCGTTGAGCAGCGCGTTCACGAGGGAACCTATGCGCTGTTTGTCCTCATCGGTCGGCGTAAAGGGGAGCTTCTTCTCGACCATTCGCTTCTGTATGCCGTATTGCAGACATGCCGGAGTATTTGCGTAGATGACTGGAGGCCCGTGTGGGCATGGTCCTATGGTTCTTCCGCGAACCTTCTTGTCGTCGGCGTCGTCCATGTCAACGCCCCAGACCATACCA